GAATATGTAGTTACAGGTGATATAATTCCTTCAATAAATGGAGTTTATAAAATATATGACCCAACTTGTTATGGTGGATTTGACGGAAATATTTGTTGGCAAATTGTTAGAACACAATCTGGTGGTAATATAGATTGTGAAAATGTGGTATTTGGAACAAATTATGGTTCTTGTGTGGGTTGTGTTCCTACTCCTACTCCAACGAGCACTCCTACTCCAACTCCAACTGAAACTCCAACTCCACCACCATATGACCCTAATGTTTCGGTATATGAAAGTTGTGATACAGGTGATTGGTATTATAGCACTATTTTAAGTAGTTTCAAAGCACAAGACGATAGTTTGAATTGTTATTATAGAATTGCGTATCAAATACCGTTAAGTGAAGCACAAACAACTTATGTTCCATTAACAGACGCAACATTCTCATTAATTGGTTCAAATTGTGGTTGTAATTAAAATAATAATAGATAAAAGATATATAATATAAATAGAATAATATGGCGTCATTTAAAGAGTTTAAGGTAAAAGTAACGGTAGATACAAAGGACGGAAACGAACAGTTAGAAAAAACTATCAATACCTTATCTGGATTTGAAGAACAGATTAGTGCGTTAAGAACAAAATTAGCGTCAACACCAATAGGTAGTAAAGAGTTTAAGGAATTATCTAATGAATTAGGTAGAACAGAAAAAGCGTTTGGTAAAGCACAAGATAGTGGTAAGAGTTGGTTACAATCAATATCGTCAGCACCAGGTATTGTAGGTCAATTAGGACAGTCAATTCAAGGTGCGGGTAAGTTGTTCGGTTCATTTGATATGGCGTTAAAAACATCTGTTATAGGGTTTATAACAACACTTGTAGCAAAACTTGTAGAAAAGTTTAGTCAAATGGAAGGTGTGATGGACCCATTAAATAAAATCACAGCAATATTCTCCGCAACAATCGGTAAGTTGGCTGATTTTATATTACCTCCAATATCAGCACTACTTGAAGGTATTGCGTCAGGAGCAGAAAAGGTTGTTAATTTCTTTGGCAAGTTGACGGGTGATAGTGGTAATTTAGGAGACGCGTTAGGTGATTTAGCGGATAGACAAGACGCACTAAATGATAGTCAAGCAGAATATGAATTAGGATTATCTAAATCAAGTAGAGCGTTGGCGGAAGCAAGGGAAGCGGCAGCAGATGGAACTAAATCAGTTAAAGAAAGAAAAGAGGCACTACAAAACGCGGATAAGATTGAAAGAGAAATTGCGGCACAAGGTAAAGCGAGAGCGTTAGAACAGGCGAGAATTAAGGCGGGTGAATTGGCTGCTTCATTAGGATATACAACAGAACAAATTGCGAACATCAAGAAATATGATAAAGCACAATTAGAAAGTTTTGCGGCAGAGATTAAACAAAGGAAAGGATTAAGTCAGGAACAAAGAAACCAACTATTGGCACAATTAGGAACAATAGAAGAGATTGACGCAAACACAGCAAAGATTGGTAAGAAGACAGCGTCAGCAATTAAAGGGATTGATAGTGAGGTTGCGGCACAAAGGAAACAAGCAGCAGCAGATGAATTAGAAAGACAAAAGAATAAATTAAACGCACAGATTGAATTAGAAAAGAATAAGGTTAATACAGACGAAAAAACATTAAAAGCGTATCTTGAAAAGAAAGATGAGTTAGAAAATAAGGGAACTAAAAAATCAGCAGAAGAATTAGAATTACAAAAACAGAACAGGGATAAGGCGGTAAAAGACGCACTTAAAACAGACACAGACGCAAGTGAAGCAAAGACAAAGAAAGATAAGGAAGACCAACAGAAGAGAGATGATGATTATATCAAAGGTGTTAAACAAAAAGATACTAATGAAATAACAGAAGCAGAGATATTATTAGAAAAGAAAAAAACATTATACGGAGCAGAAAGTCAAGAGGTTAAAACCCAACAAGAGGCAATATACGCTGCCAAACAAAAAGCGATAAAAGATGAGATTGACGCAATTGCGTTAAAGAAAGACCAAACCGAAGCAGACAAACAAAGATTAATTGATTTAGGTAATGAAAATCTTAAATTGACTAATACTATATTGGCTGGTAAGAAGGCGGAGACAGACGCAGAAAAAAAGAAACAAGAAGATAAAATTGCGTTAGACGCAGCCAAACTTGAATATGAATTAGGACAAGAACAAACCACATATGATAGAAAGGTTGAAATATTAGATAAGGAAAATCAATTATTGAAAGATGATTATGATAAGAAGATATTATTGGCAGGTGACGACGCAATTAAGAAAGGTCAAATTGAATTAGAATATACAAAACAAAAAGACGCGTTAGGTAAGAAGAGAGAAGATATTGATAATAAGGAATATGAGAATAAGATAAAAATAGCACAAGGGACAGCAAATATGTTAGGTGCGTTGGCTGACCTTGTTGGTAAAGATACATTAGCGGGTAAAGCGTTAGGTATATCACAAGCGTTAATCAACACCTATGTCGGTGCGAGTGAGGCGATAAAACAAAAATCTACATTACCATCACCATTTGATGTTATTGCGAAAGTTGTGAATGTGGCAACAGTAATTGCGACAGGTCTTAAAACGGTTCAAGCCATCACAGCGGTTACCGTTCCTGATAATCAAGTGCCAGAGGTTAGAATAAGAAAGGCGATGGGAGGTATATTACAAGGACCTACACACGCTATGGGTGGTATAGCAACACCATTTGGTGAATTAGAAGGAGGAGAATATGTGGTTAATAGAGCGTCAACACAGATGTATAGACCACAATTAGAAACAATAAACGCGTTAGGTGGTGGAGCAAGGGACTACAACTATTCAGGATTTAATGGTAATATTACTAATAGTGAACCACCAATATTCAAGACCTATGTTGTAGCAAGTGAAATGTCGTCCCAACAAGAGGTAGACAGAATAATACAATCAAGGTCTAAAATCTAAATTAAACAATATATATTAATATGAAGATAGTAGAATTATTTATAGACGATACAGAAGATATGGCAGGTGGTGAAGCCATCGCTATGGTTCAACGACCAGCACACGAGAGTGATTTTGTTGCGTTTAATGATGAAAAGAAATGTGATAATTTCTTCGCAGCGTTTAGTGATAAACAGGAAGAGATTGTCTTAACAGAGGAAGAACAAGAGAAAGTATTACAACAATTCAGTAAGATGGGTGAAGACCACCAGTCATTTATGATGAAGGGTTATTACATCAAATCAGTTGAACCTATTAATTTTACTCCTAACTATGTTAAAGAAAAGTTCGCAGCAACTGATATTAACGCAAGACCTATTACAGATGTATTAAACGATAAATCTGTAATGGATTATAGTGATGGTGAAGGTAAGTATAAAGTAAGATTTAGATACGCAGTAAGACCTGGTCGTCCCGCAATTATCAATACAACTCGTAAGTTTTGTAAGGAGATGATTAACGCTAATAAGACCTATCGTCTTGAAGATATAAACAAAATCCTAAATGGTTTCCAACAATACGGACAATCAAGTTGGGGTAGTGCGTTCTTCAAGTTCGGTGGACCAAACTGTAACCACATATGGGTTAAGATAGTTTATCAACAAATATTTGATAAGAAAGGTGTTCCAACAGGTAAGTATAAAACCATTAGTGAAGAGGATAGAGGAGACGCAGCGAACATCGCAGGTTCTAATTTAAACCAAAAAACTATGGATAATCCATCACCTCAAACTATTAGACGAGCAGGACAAGGTATGTTTAGTGCGGAGGATATACAAAAGTTTAATGAAGAATTAAAAAAACAATACTTAATGGCGGGTGCTGTTCTAATCCCCGACAAGTTGATATACAGAGTAGACCCTAATACCAAAGAGGAATATTATGTATATTTTTCAAAAGAAAGTGTAAAGAAAATAGCGTTTAAGTATATGAGAGACAAGAACACTAATAACACTAATATAGAACATAATCCCAATCAACCAATAGATAATGTAACTCTTGTTGAAAGTTGGATTGTTGACGACCCTGAAAATGATAAATCAAATCAATATGGTTTCAAATGTGAAGCTGGAACCTGGTTCGGTGTTGTAGATTGTAGTAAAAATCAAAAGTTCTGGACTGACTATGTTGAAAATGGAAAGGTTCAAGGTTTCAGTTTAGAAGGATTTTTTGAAAGTAAATTAACAAAGTTTTACGAAAATCAAAAAAAACACTCCAATATAGATGTAGATACATATATATTGTTAGAGATTGAAAATCTATTAAATAAAGAATAATATGACCCCTACACAAAAATTACAACAAATTAAGAATTGGATATTCAGTTGGAACAGTCAACACTCTTTCAAGAGAGTTACTGATTTGAGTGGAAACCAATTTGAGGTAGATGGTGAATTAGAAACAGGTAAGGAGTTTTACGCAATACAAGAAGATGGTATGATTAAACCCGCAGGAGATGGCGAGTATCATATTGACGGAAAAGTATTAAATGTTATTAAAGGTTTAATCGCCGCAGTAATATCAGGTAACAGAGACCTTACCGAAAAACAAATAAACCCAGAAGGAAATAAAAAAGAAACTATGGCAGAAAATGTAAAAATGGTTACAGACAGTTTGTTAGACGGAACTGAAATTAGTATCACAGGCGACAAAGTTGTTGCGGGTGCTGATATTCGTATTATGAAAGACGGACAAGAGTTGTTACCAGCAGCAGGAGAATTAGAATTAAAGTCAGGTTCAGTTGTTATTGTTGATGAGAATGGTAAAATCGTAGAGGTTAAAACCGATATGGAACCAGCGAACACCGATGAAACACAAAGTGAAACTGATGAAGAATTAGATATGTCCGCAAAAGATGTTATACCAGATACAGGAGTAGTAAATATTGAAACTATACACGGTATGATGAAACAAATGATGGAAGCAATTAGCGACCTTAAAAACAAAGTAGGTTCAGTTACAGACAAGCAAGAAAAAATGAAAGAAGAGTTTAGTTCATTTAAGAAGGCACCAGCAGCAGAACCACTAAAAAGAAACATAAACACAGGTAAAGAACCATACCGTTTTGGTTCAGGAGAAAATCCCAAAGTAGCAGCCTTAGAAGCGTTAAGGGGACATTTCAACAAATAATAAATAAAAAAATAAAAAAAAGAAAAAAATGAGTAATTTAAAAAAATACGATTTTACTTTTAACTTATCAGGGTTACAAGATTATACAGAACAAAAAACATCTACCTTGATTAGTGAAACAGTTTTAACAGGAGATTTTGCGCAACAAGTTGTTGTTGTTCCTAATGTGAAGGGCGTTCAAGAATTGAATGTGTTGTCTTCACACTTACAAGAATTAGATGGTGGTTGTGGTTGGAACCCAGCAAATAGCGGTCAAACAACAACATTCACACAAAAATCAATTACATCTGTAAAGAAGCAGTATCAAGAGAGTTTGTGTGTAGACCAATTAGAAGGTTACTGGTATCAAACTTTATTGAAGCCAGGTCAATACTACGATAGTCCTAATGATATTCCATTTGCGGAATATTTGGTGAACTACAAAGTAGAACAAGTTAAAGAAGCAATTGAATTAATGTTGTTTCAAGCTACATCAGGTTCAACAGGATTTGATGGTTTCTTGGCACTTACAGGAACAGGTTACACAGGTAATTCTGGTAATGTAACAATCGTTCCTGCGGCATCAGGAACTACATCAGCGAACATCGGTGATAGTATTGACTTGATGTTGGCAGCAGCGCCTGATTATTTAGCAGCAGCAAGAAATGGTGCCATCTTTATGAGTTGGTCTAATTTCCGCGACTACACAGTTTGGGTTAGAAATAAAAACTTTTTCTACTTACAAACACCAGGTGACGGTCAAGCGAAAATATTACACCCCGGCTCTAATTTTGAGGTTATACCCGTTCACGGTTTAACTGGCTCTAATCGTATCTTCATCGGTAAGAAAGATAATTTCTTTATTGGAACAGATTTAGTTAGTGACTACTCACAATTCAAAATGTGGTATAGTTTAGACAATCAAGAGACAAGAATGAAATGTCAGTTCCGTATAGGAGCACAAACTGGTGTTGATGAAATTATTTCAAACGGTTTAGCGTAAATATAACTTTAATTGGAGTGGTGAAATATCCACTCCATTTAATAAACAAATAAATAGAAAAAATAAAAATATAAAAATATGGCTTGTAGTGTAAGTTCAGCGTATGGTTTAGGTTGTAAAGGTGGTGTTGGTGGTATCCAAACCCTTTATATCTTTTCAGCGCCAATCACAGGAATTACTTACTCTGGTTCAGGAGATACTCAAATCATTACCGACATTGCTGGTAGTGGTTCATTAGTAGAGTTTCAATTATACAGAGGTGGTAGTAACTTTACAGAAAATATGGCTGCTGACCCTGCGACGGGAACAGTAGTATATACTCAAACAATCACAGCGTTGTTTAGAGATTATAGCGCACAATTAAGAAACCAATTTTCTCTTTTAGCGAAGAGTGGAACGGTTCAAGCGTTAGTAAGAACGAATAGAAACCAATACATTTTATTCGGTGCTGATTTTAATGGTGGTGACGCAACAGCAATTAACTTGGCGTCAGGAACCGCTTATACAGATAGACAAGGTTACGATGTAACTTTGACTTTCTTACAAGCAAATCCTGCTTCATTTGTTAATATCTCTGCCCCAACATCAGCAGGTTTAGACGCAGCTTTAACAGGTATCACACCTGTTTTACCAGCGTAATAAAAAATAAAAACACAATAAGGGTGGAGCGTAAAGTTCCGCCCTTTTTTTTAATTAGATATGTTACACTTAAATATTAACGCTTTAAACTCTTGTGATGTTACGGTTAGTAATGAAAGTGAATTAACTAATCCTACATACCTGTGGGTCTTAACTAATTTGGAAACAAAAGTTAAAAAGTATTTTATACCTTATAACGCAACAGTTCCACACGCAGGTAGATATGATACATTTACATTCACATCTTATCCATTACAACCAGAGGTATTAACAGGTTCAACTTGTAATATACATTTACAACAAGGACAATATAGATATACTATATACGACCAGGTTAGTCAAACTAATCTTGACCCATTACTTTCAAATAGTATGGTTGAAACAGGATTAGGAAATGTTCCACAAGCGGAGATTTGTTTTACTGAATATACAGACAATAACCCTTTTAGCGAGGCGGTAGTTTATAATGACCCAACTTGTTTTATATCCTACATAAGTCCTAATGACGAAACAATAATGGTTGTGTATTACGACCCTGGTATTTGTAGAGAGCCAATAAAATGGAACACTGCGAATGTTGATTGGCAATACGCAAACTTTAATTGGGAAGATGAATATCCAATTTATAATTAAAATATACAAGATAGATGAGCACATTATTCGGTAATAATATATCACAAACCTATCAAGGTTTAATAAAGTTGGCGAACAGCACAACAGGGGTTACATCTGTTACACAATCGTTACAAGATGGTTTAGGTAATAATATTCCTATACAAGTATCAAATGATACTGTTAATATATCAGGTTCGTTTTTAGTGAACGGACAACCTGTTAGTATTAATACAGGTTCTTTTGTATTAGATGTAAATGGTTATGATTATCCAACAGAGACAGATACAATTAAAGTTTCTTTTGGTAATGGGACAACACAATCTTTTGTTGTTAATAATGTTGTTAGTTCATCTTATTCACTATTCGCAGAGACAGCTTCTTTTGCGGTAAATGTGCCAGACAACTTTGCGACGACTGGTTCAAATCAATTCAACGGCGACCAATCAATATCAGGAGCGTTATATGTTTCAACAAGTATAGATACACCTATCTTACAATCAACAGGTAATTTATCTGTATGGGGTGAAGGTGGTTATGTAAATGTAACAGGTTCAATTAAAACTAATGGTCCTATCATTTGGGATAATAGTTCTTTCAATTATCTTAATAATGTATCAGGTGCTTTATACTTTTCGTCATTAAATGGTGGAACACTACATCTTAACGATGATGGTGGTGAGGGTGATATATTTATTGGGTGGGGTCCTAACAATACACACATTAAAGGTGATACAGATATTACAGGTTCATTAGGAGTAAGTAATATAAAAGGAACAGGTAGTTTATTTTTACAACCAAATCAAGATGATGTAAGATTTTTAGAAATATATAATACATCACCAACAGATACACACATTACAGCAAGTGGCGGACAAATATATTTAGGTGATGATGTAACTTATGTTAAGGTTGATAATTATGGTTCAGTTGAACGAATAGATGTTGTAGCAGGAAATGAATTAGTAGTTTCATCATCAGTAATAAATCTTACAGGTTCAATATATCAATCAGGAACTTTTTACGCAGACGCAATTTCATTTAGTCAAAGTCCAACAATTCAACAAAATACAGGTTCATATTTAATGACCTATGATAATACAGGATTGGTTATGTATGATACATACCCAAATGTAGCAGAGGCTTTAAGTCCATATATAAACAGAGATGGTTTAATTACCACAGGTTCAATAGGAGAAATACAATCAATCACAGGTTCATTAAACATATCAGGAGATATTACAGCAAATAGTGCTTCGTTCAATTATCTTTATACTGTTTATGAAACAGCGTCAGTTATATATTCAAGTGGTTCAAACCAATTAGGTGATGAACTTACAGATACACAAATCTTATCAGGTTCAGTTCAAGTTCAAGGAACATTAACATTAAACGGTTCAGCAATAACATCAGGCACAAGTGGAACATCAGGAACAAGTGGGTCTAATGGTAGTAGCGGAACAAGTGGTAGTAATGGTTCATCAGGAACAAGTGGTAGTAATGGTAGTTCAGGGACTGCTGGTTCAAGTGGAACGAGTGGGTCTAATGGAACATCAGGTAGTAACGGTTCAAGTGGAACATCGGGTTCTAATGGGTCGTCAGGAACATCTGGTTCTAATGGGTCAAATGGTTCATCAGGAACATCAGGTAGTAGTGGAACAAGTGGTAGTAATGGTTCAAGTGGAACATCTGGTATAGATGGAACATCAGGAACAAGCGGTAGTAATGGTAGTAGTGGAACAAGTGGAACATCAGGTTCTAATGGAACAGATGGAACATCAGGAACATCAGGTTCAAGTGGTATATCAAACTCATTCTTCAACTATCAATCAAGAACAAATATACAATCAGGAAACCCTGGTAATGGAAATGTTATTTGGAATAACGCAACACAAACAGGTTCAACAGTAATTAGTATTGCTGATATAGACCAACAAGGAAATAATATTGATGTATTTTTATCACAATTAAAGAGTGGTTCAAGAATTACTTTTCAAGATAAAGCAAATCAAGGTAACTATCAAGTATGGGATATTGGAATATCAACAGATAATACAACATATTGGTCTTATCCCGTTACATTAGTTTCAGCAACACATCAGTTTAGTAATGGTAATAATATATTATTTATTATCACAACAACACCATCAGGAACAAGTGGTAGTTCAGGAACATCAGGTTCAAGTGGAACATCAGGCACAAGTGGAACATCAGGTTCTAATGGTAGTTCAGGGACTGCTGGTTCGTCAGGAACAAGCGGTAGTAATGGAACATCAGGAACATCTGGTTCAAGTGGGTCTAATGGTTCATCAGGAACGAGTGGTAGTAATGGTAGTTCAGGGACTGCTGGTTCAAGTGGTAGTTCAGGTTCTAACGGTAGTTCAGGAACGAGTGGTAGTAATGGTAGTAGTGGAACATCAGGTTCTAATGGTTCATCAGGAACATCAGGAGTTGGTGTTGGTTTAAATACAAAACAATATTATTTTACAACAACAGGTTGGACGGGAACTAATCCTTATACAAGAGATATATTATTTAATATACCTTTTAATGACGACACATATATGATTGATGTTGTTTGGAGGATAGGTGGAATTACTACATCAAATGGTGGTAGAGATTGGAACTATTCTAATACAATAGCACAACAAGTATATTATACAAGTAAAACAGCGTCAGGATTTACATTAAACTTTGGTTCATCTAATAATGTTACATCTGCTGGTAGTGAGGTATGGGTTCAATTAACCGCTAATGGTGAGTTAGGTGTTCCAGGAACATCAGGAACATCTGGTAGTAATGGTTCATCAGGAACAAGTGGTTCTAATGGAACATCAGGTTCTAATGGAGCAACAGGAGCACAAGGTGCCAACGCAGGATTTACATATTCATTTTCTAATAATACAACAACAGGATTTACAAGTAGTCAGTCGTTCAAGTTTAACAACGCACAACCATCAGGAACAACAATCGTCACTATAACATATCAAGACGCAAATAGTAATGATTTATCTTTATGGTTGGAAAGTTTCACAGGTTCAACAAGCACTATGAAAGGGTATTTATTTATTACACAACCTACGGGAGAAAAATACCAATATCAAGTAACAAATGTTACAAGGAACGGAACAGGTGCGTCAAAAATATATAATGTTAATAGTATTTGGAATGGTGGTTATACTTTTGATGTTATACCAAATCTACAAAATTGCCAGTTAAGTTTTATACCAACAGGTAATATCGGTCAGTCAGGTTCAAATGGAACATCGGGAACATCAGGTATATCAGGTTCGTCAGGAACGAGTGGTGTTGGAACATCAGGAACATCAGGTTCTAATGGTAGTTCAGGAACAAGTGGTGTGGCAGGTAGTAGTGGAACGAGTGGAGTATCGGGAACAAATGGTTCGTCTGGAACATCAGGTGCGTCAGGTAGTTCAGGTTCATCAGGAACGAGTGGTGCTGATGGTTTAGTTGGTTCTAATGGAACAAGTGGAACATCAGGAGCGACAGGTAGTTCAGGAACAAGTGGTTCATCAGGAACATCACCATCAGGTGGGGATAGAAATGGTTTAATTACAACAGGTTCATTAGCACAAACACAATCTATTACAGGTTCTTTATTAGTAAGTGGGTCATTAATAGTTACAGGTTCTTTATCTGTTGTTGATGGGTTTTATCCACGACCAAATATAGGTGGTAATAATATTTCTATATTTGGTGGATTAGAAGGTCTTGTTACAGGTTCAAACAATATTAGTATTGGTGGTGGATTTGGAAATGTTAAAACAGGTAGTCATAATATATCATTAGGATTTGGAAATGATAAACAAGTTAGTGGTTCATACAATACTTTTATTGGTGGTAATGTAGCAGGTAGTCCAAATACAGGTTCATATAATACATTTGTAGGTTATTATTCAGGAATAAATGTTGGTAGAGGTGGTGATAGAAATGTTATGTTAGGGTCATACGCAGGTTTTGGTGAAACAGGTTCTAATATTTTAATGATAATGAACCAACAAGTTACATCATCAAGTCCTAATCCATCAGTTCCTTATACTGATGATGTTAGGAGTGGTTCATTAGTTTATGGAACATTTGACTATGTTACGGCAAATCAAAAGTTTCAAATTAACGCAGCAACAGATATAAGATTTGGATTAAAGGTTACAGGTTCATTAAATGTATCAGGTTCAATATTCCTTAATGGTGTAGCGGTAACAACAGGTGGTGGAGGTTCAACTGTTAAACAAATTACAGGTGTAACATTTGTTTCATCAAGTTGGAGTTTAAGTTCAAGTTTATATATATATGATTATAGTAATACAGGTATTACAGTTAATTCAAGTGTAATGGTTATACCATCAAACACAAGTATCCAAACAGTAATTAACGCACAGTTATTACCACAAACAAATAGTTCATCTGGTAGTGTAAGATTATACGCTTCATACTTACCAACAAATAATATATCCGCTACAATAAACATAACAGAAACAATATCATAATATGGCAGTAGGACAAGTAATAACACCAATAGAACAAGATTGGACGAGACCCGCAGATTGGATTGATATATCAAGTGTGGGTAATAACGAAATTAACTTATTGGTTAGTGATGGTTATATGGCCTTTACTGTTTTTACAGTTTCAGGAACATATAGTATTGATTGGGGTGATGGAGTAATTGAAACAGGTAGAGCGTCAGGAACAGTATATCAACATCAATATGTATTAGGTTCAGGAACATCAACATCATACGGATATACTATATATAAGATTAGAATATATGGTGCGAGCACAGATATAACAAGGTTTCAAGTTGCTAATCCTGTTATAACAAACGCAACACAATCAAGGTCAATTCCATTATTATGGTTAGTAATGGGAACAAATGGTTTAACATCTATACAATATTTAGCAGGTCAAACAAACTCTGTTTATTGTCCCGCTTTACAATCAGTAACTTTACCACCCGTATTAACAGGTATAACGAGAATGGATACAGCGTTTATTAGTGCTACATCATTACAACAAGTAATAGGTTTAGAAAGTGCGTGGGGTGCTGTAACAACAACACAACAAATGTTTGATAGTTGTGTAGCAATTAAAAGAGTTAATTTACCACCAACATTACCAAATACAATTACAAGTTTTAACGGTATGTTTATTTCTTGTAATTCATTAACAACTGTAAATCTTCCAACAAGTTGGCCGACAAGTTTAACAGATTTATCTACTATGTTTAGTAGTTGTTTTTCACTTAAAACAATTACATTACCATCAGCGTGGCCGACAGGTTTAACAACTACGGCAAATATGTTCCAAAACTGCCAGAACTTACAATCAATCAATTTACCAACATCAGGGTTTCCTAATACGGTTACAACTATGTCACAGATGTTCGCAAGTTGTTTTTCATTAACATCATTAGATTTTGGAACTAATTGGGGAACAGGAACAACAATTGCCAATTTAGTAGTTGCGGGTTGTAGAGCTTTACAAAAAGTTACTTTTCCATCTAATCAATCTAATATAACAAACGGACAAGCAATATTTCAAGGAGCGGCACCAAACACATCAGTATTACAACAAATAAATAATTTGAATAAAATAGGTTCATTAACAGTTGATACTGATTTATCTTCTATGGTTTCATCAAATCTATATTATACAGGTTCAGTAAATATTGGCGCTAAACTATCAAGATTTTTTTGGCAAGGTGGTGGAACAACATCTAAAAACGCAACAACAGATATTAGATTAACAAACACAGGTTCATTATTTAATGGAACATCACCACAGATAACTACAACTTATCTTAATATGGAAACAGGTTCATTACAAACTATGTTTAGTGATATTGCTAATACTGCTGCGTCAGGTTCAGTTAGAACAATACAAATCACAGGAACAAATGGAACAACAGGTAATACAACAAACAGTATGACCTTTACATCAGGTTCTAATATTGTTAATACAACATCAGGTAATGTAATATTACCAGGTTTTGAATTAACTACCGCTTCAACGGGAACACCACCTATGAACTGGATGAATGTTATTTTTGATATTGCTAATGATTTAGTAATACCAAATAACGGGACAATAAATACAGGTAATAATATTCCTAATGGTAAGGTAGTTTATTTCACAGCGTTGAATAATAGTTCATTATCAATATATAAACCATACTATGTTATTAATTCAAACGCAACAAACTTTCAAATATCATTAACACCAGGTGGTTCTGCGTTTGATATAACAGGAGCAACAGGTGGAACAAATACATTAGGTTGGACTGCTAATGTTGTTAGTTATTCAGGATTTAGTATGACTATGGATAGTGTAGCAAGAGTTTCAACATCAGTTTCAGCAACTGTATCACCATTAAAAAGAATTGACCTATTAGCAAGAGGTTGGACTATTACAGGATAAAATTAAAATAATATGATATATAAATTATTTATTGAAGACGGTGAGTATAGAGATAGACGAACCAAAGAAGGAAGAAACCTTGTTGTAGCAGATATTGCTTATACACCAGAAGGTATTAATGTTGGGTGGGACGAGTTTAATTCGTTAGAAGACGCAATATATTCATACGATATTGAACTTAAACCAAAAGAAATTGAATAAGATTGGTTAAATATTGACGATAAACGACTAATTAGATATATTAGAGTATATGAGTAAAACTAATAAAATTACATTAGAAGCGTTCCAATTTGATGGAGCGGCACGACTACCACAATATATTGAAATATTGCGTAATGAACCGTATGTAAAATATGGTGAAAATAATAATCTATATAGTTCATTTCAATTATATTTTCAAAATGTGCCAGTTCACAGAGCGTGTCTTCAATCAAAGATATACGGGATACAAGGTAAAGAACTTACAACAGAAGACCCAGCACATCAGGAATTAATAATGTTCGCCAATCCAACAGAAGATTTTTATTCTTTATATAAGAAATTGGTAAAGGATTATGTTGTATTAGGTTCATTCGGTCTACAAGTAATTCGTTCAAATGAAGGTGGTATATCACATTTATATCATACACCAGTAGATAAGTGGCGTTCAGGTAAAGCGGGTGAAGATGATATAGTAAGAGATTTTTATTTTAGTGAGAATTGGGATAGACACAGAGACCAAAGATACAAACCTTATAGAGTTGCTGCGTTCAGTATGGAAAATACAACAGACGCAAGACAATATTATTACTATAAAGATTATGAACCAAACGGACAATTCTATTATGGTTACCCTGCGTATATATCAGCAGTCCCTTCATTACAATTAGCAACAGAGGTTGTTAATCATCACCTTACATCAATACAGAATAATATGACGCCATCTATGGCTTTATCGCTTGTAGGAGAAATACCACCAGCGACAGAAAGACAGGATATAATGGATAAGTTAAAAAATATCTATGGCGGAACAAACGGTCAAAAGTTCTTCTTAAACTTTATTGAAAGTAGCGAACAGAAACCACAGTTAGATGTGATTAGTCCAACTACAACAGATGGTATGTATGAAAATATTACATCACAAGTAACTCAAAATATTATAACAGCACATCAAATTACCTCTCCTCTGTTATTGGGAATTAGGGAAGCTGGTTCAACAGGATTAGGTAGTAATAAAGATGAGATATTAGTATCTTATAATCACTTTATTAATACGAGTTGTAAGCCCGTTCAAAGAGTTATTTTAGGTGAGTTAGAAAGAATGATATTCTTAAAGACAAAAGTTAAAGTAAAATTAGTATTAGAACAAAACGATATTTTAGATGTTGATGATACTGCGAGTGAGATTGGAGTAAATCCAAAGGCGGGTGAAACAATTTCATCATTACCTAATCCTGGTAGTGAAACCGAAATGTCTGTGAATGATAATCTTAAAAAGTTGTCTGGTAGAGAATATCAAAATCTTATGAGAATTATTAGGGAATATTCCAAAAATAAAATAACAAGAGATATGGCAAAACAAATGTTAAAATCAGGATATGGTTTAACAGAAGAAGAATGTTCTGCGTATTTGGGTGAAGAAAATGAAACAATTTAACTATGAGTAATTATGTTTTAATGGTAAGTATGGATAAACTTACCTCTCTTACGAGTATCAGTCCAAACCTTGACGCACATACGCTTCGTCCTAATATCTATTACGCACAAACACAAGTTCAACAGATATTAGGTGATTTACAATATGATGAGTTGTGTAGAAAAATTACAGCACAAGAAGCACTTACAAACCACGAGACACAACTTATGGACTATATTGGTAATTTCTTAATTTGGACGGCAGCACACGAGAGCACTTTAAGTATCTATATGAAGATGGTAAATAATGGTGTAACAAGTGGAACTGATGGTGATGGTAGAAAGTCAGCAGGTATTGACGAGATTAAGTTTCTTCGTTCTATGTTGACTAACAGAGCGGATATATATAGAAGACAATTACAAGAGTTTATCCGTATCAATTTAGGTTGGTTTCCTCTTATTGCTTCATCAAACTCTAATCAAGTTGTTAGGTCACAAAGATGGGCTAATTACTTTCCTGGTATCCAATTAGATACAAGATATTATAGAGGAACACATCACAGTTGGAAAAATAACTTAACACAGTATAGTGAATTAGACCACACAGACCCTCCAAATTGTGATTGGTAATAATGTATAACAAAACAAAAAAGAAATGATAGAACAGATTGTAATGACGGTTGTAACCACTTTAATAGGTTACTTTGTAGGTAGAAGAAAAACAAACGCAGAAACGGATAATCAAGTATTAAGAAACCTTGAACTATCTGTGGGTATATATACAAAAATTATTGAAGACCTTAAAGGTGAGATACAAGAATTAAATCATAAAGTTCAAGACCTACAAAAGATGGTGGACGAACTAATGGTAGAGAATAGAAAATTAAAAAATAAAAATAGTATATAATGGACGCAGTTACATTCATTAGTGCCTTGAAGCACTGTAAAGAACAATCAATAATTTTCCACCATCAAACGGATAGTTTCTCCGCTCACAACGCAACAAAAACTTTTTATGAAGAAATTGTTGAATTGATTGACGGATTGGTAGAAAGTTATTCAGGTATATATGGAAACCCTATTGGTTATATGAACGAACCTTTTGTTGATTATGTTGATGTTCCAACAACTATAAAATATTTTCAAGACCTATACGACTATATAAAAACAAGTAGAACATCAATAATGACGGATAGTTTCTTACAAAATCAAATTGATGAGATTGTAGAATTAACCGCTTCAACAATTTATATGTTAAAACTTAAATAATATGAGTAACCCAAACACATCAGGACTACCTCCTTACAACGAACAGAAGACCAAAAAAATGGTTACCAAATCAATTGCTATATATACACCTCCTATGGGTGTTATTAAACAAATGAAGGCGAAGGACACCGCTAATCTTAATAATTTGAAAAATGGCAAAAGGAAAAAGTAATACAGGTAAAGTAACTTTCGGTAAAAGAAAGAATGGGAAATATAAAAAGTCCTTTAATAAACACGACAGAAAAGCAAAAAACTAATGGAAATAAAACAAATGGTAGATGGTAAAATCGTTTCAATAAACGGTGTGCCAGTAATGGAAGAACCAAAGAAGAAAGTAATTAAATCAAAACCTAACGAAGAAATTAAATTAGAAGAAAGTGCCAATACCGAAACCGAAGGCGGGACAGACGAAGGATAAGTTTATCCAATCTTGTATGAGTGATTTATCAGGTGAGTATCCTGAAACAGACAAACGATACGCAATTTGTGTGGCAAGTTGGGAAGACAAGTTCAGTAATGTTGCCAAACAAGTTTATCAAACGAAGATGGAACAACACTTTGCTACTTTTGATAGTATTAACAAATTAAAGTTCGCAGGTGAGAAAGTAAGTATTGACTATGATGATACACTATCAACAGATAGAGGTAAAGAAATAGCGAAGAGATTATTAAGTAAAGGTGTGGACTTACATATCGTTACAAGACGACAGGAGACCGCTGGTGACGCTGTATATAACACGGC